TCCGGCAGCAGCACGCCGGACAGGCTGATGGTTTCGTCGTCCTCGCCGACGTACTGCCGCGCGGGCTTTTTGCCGACTCGGTTGTTGCTGGCGAAGCGCCAGCCGCGCCAGCGCTTCAGCTCCTGGTAGGGCAGGGTTGACAGGCTGAACACGAACAGCCCGAGCGCCATCATCATGCGAACCTCTCCTTCAATCCCGATCGCGCAGACGCGAGCGCTCGCGCGCGGCCTGCGTGGCTTGTTCCTGGCGCATCACCTGCAGCACCTTCTGCGCGAGCGCCTGCTCATCCATGCCGGGCGCCGCATACACCTGGATCGTGATCGGCGCCGGCGCGACCGGCGCGCGTGCGGCCGCCGGCGCGACCGTGAGCGGCGGGCGGTTGTCGACCGTGAGCGGTGCGCCGCCGGCGATCGCCGCGCCCGTGATGCTGATGCCGGCGCCGGCGGCGACGATCCGCTTGCTGACCTCGCGCACGGTCGACAGCGGCCCGTCCTGACCCTCGCGCAGACCTTGGTCCAGCCCGGCCATCGTGAAGCCGCCGAGCGCGGCGAACACGCGGCTCGGCGAATGGATGCCGAGCTTTTCCTTGAACCAGCCGATCACGCTGCCACCGGCCGACTCGATCGCATCCTTCACCGAGCCCAGGCCGCTTTTGATGCCGTTGACCAGGCCGGACATCAGGTTCGCGCCGAAGTCGACGAAGCGCGCAGCAGCCTGCGCCGCGACAACGACGATATCCGCGAGCCACGCGCCGAACCCCTTGCCGGCGCTGGCCGCCGCGTCGAGGCTTTTCTTGCTGGTGTCGACCGGTCCCAACAGGCGCGTGATCCAGTCCCACGCGCTCTTTACGGCACCGACCAGCCAGTCGAACACGGGCTTCAGAGGCGCGAACGCCGCGCCGAGCGTCGCGAGCACGCCGCTGAAGATCGGCGCGAGCGGGCGCAGGCCCTCGGTCAGTCCCTGCCAGAAGCCCGAGAAAAACGCCTTGATCGGCTCCCAATACTTGACGACCAGGAGCGCGGCGAGCGCGATGCCGGTGATCACCAGTCCGATCGGATTCATCAGCGCGGCGCGGCCGACGAACAGCAGCGTCTGCGCAAGCCCACCGAGCGCCGCGCGCACGCCGTTGATCGCGCCCATCGTGCCGCCCTTGACCAGGTTGAAGCCGCCGCGCGCGGCGTCGCCGGCAATGCCGGCCGCACCGCGCCGGCCGACGTACTGCCGGGCTGCGGTCCAGCGCGACGCCGCAGCCGCGCGTGTCGCGGCCGCCTGCGCGGCGACGGCGCGCCACATCTGGGCGGTGTACTGCCGCGCGGCGCCGGCGCCATCCTTCATCGCGGTCGCGGCCGACACGCCCCATTGCTGGATCGACGTCTTCGCGGCCTGGCACGCGGCCGGCACGCGCTGCGCGAGAGACGCGAGATAGGTGCGGAGGGACGACGCGGCCGCTCGAGGCGACGACGCCTGCCATGCGCTCGACAGCGCCGTGCGGATGCGCCCGGCTGCAGACTGCGTGCCCTTGCCGGCGGCCGTGACGCCGGCGGCTGCGCCGGACGCCGCGCGGGAAATGCCGCGCAGCGCGCCAGCGCTGGCACCGAGCGCGCGCACAAAGGCGCCGCCCTGAATGCCGAGCATCGACATGCTGAAGCGCACGATCGCCAGCGGCCCCAGGATGCCGGCCAGGGCGATCGTCAACGTGCCGAGCACGGCGAGCAGCACGCCGAGGCCGGCCGCGCCGATCGCGACCGCACGCGTGAAATTCGGATATTCCTTCGCGAAGCCGAGCAGCCGCTCAAGCACGCTCGTCGTCAGCTCGAGCGCGCGGTTGTACACGGGCAGCACCTGCTCGCCGATGACGGTGCGCAGGTTGCGCACCTTCTCGAGCGCGATCAGCTCCTTCCCTTCGGTTTGCTTCTGTCCCAGCTCGTGCAGCTTGTCGATGCCGTACGCGCCACGGTTCAGCTTTTCGTTCTTGTGAATCTGCTCGCGCTGCATGAACATCGTCGCGAACAGGTTCGCGCCGTTGCCGTTCGTCATGATCGTGGAGAATTCCTCCAGGATCTTCGCGTCCGACGTGATGCCCTTCGCCTTGAGCTTCGGCAACAGCACCTTCTCCATCCACTCGAACGGCGACGCGTTGAAGAGGTCGCCCTGGATCAACGCGCCGGGTTTGATGCGCTTCACGTTGCCGATCGTGTTGTATTCGACCGACTTCTTATCGACCAGGCCCAGCTCGACCAGGCGCTTCGCGGCACGCACGGTCGTCTTGCCCTGCATCAGGTTGCTGTACGCGGCTTGCACGCCGGTGCCGGCTGCATGCCCGCCCATTTCCTGAATCAGCGGTTCCATCTGGTAGTAGAACGCGTCCTGGCGCATCTGCTTCGCCGCGACCTTGCCGGTCTGGATGAAGTTGCGCCACTCGTCGCCGCCGACGCGGCCGCCCGTGGCGGTCAGCACCTGCTGAACCATGTTCGCTTCGCCCTTGAACGCTGCCTCGCTTTTCGTGCCGCCGCGCAGCTCGATCACCTTCAGCATGTTCATGAACTTCTCTTCGTTCTCGTGCCCCTGGCCGGCACCGAACATCGCCTCGTTCGCGAACTTCATCTTCGCGAGCGTTGGCATCACCATCTGCGCGTGATGCTCGTCCGCGAAGATGGACATCGCGTCGCGCATCAGCGTCATGTTCTCTGCGATCGCCACGCCTGGCGTCTTCATCGCGCGGACGTAGCGCTCGGCATCCTGCGTCGCACGGTCGCCGAGGCCGAGCCCCTGGATGCGGCCGCGTTCGTTCTGGACCTTCTTCGCCTCGGCGAGCGGCTCGCGCAAATCGTTGAGGATGTGCGAGCCGGTCGCACGCGCGGCATATCCGCCGATCGCCATTTCTGCCGCTGCGCCGCGCGCGGCGCCCATCTTGGCGCGCGCGTCCGCGATGCGCTTCTGACGGGTGTTCAGCGCGTCGAGCCGGCGCGATTGGGCGTCGATCGCGCCGGTCGTTGCGGCGATGTCGGTGCGCAGCGTGCGCTCGTGCTGGGAGAGCTTGCCCGTGTCGACGCCGGCGCGGGTCAGCCGCGTGCGCAGTTCGTCGACGCTGGCGGATTGCTTCTTGAACGCGGCGCCGAGCTTCGACGAGGCTTGCCGCGCCTTCGCCAGCTCGGCAACCATCTGTTGCGACGGCGGCCCGTACGCTCGCAACGATGTCGCGAGTTCCTTGACCTTCTTCTGTGCGTCGGCGAGCTTCGTCGCGGTGTTGGCGAGCCCCGTGCGCATCTCGCGGAACTCGCCGATGCGCCGCTGCGTATCGTTGAGTTCCTTGAGCCGCGCGCGGGAGTCCCGCAGCTCCTTCACGAGCGTGCGGTTCTTGGTGGCGATCTCGCGGATCGGCCGGCTCGCCTGGTCGAGCGCCTTGAGGACGACCTCGAGGCGCAGGGAACGGTCACTCATTCATCGCCCCGCTCGTAGCGGACGCGCGCGTGCTCGCGCCAAGTCATCAGTTCATCCAGCGACATGGCGTTCATCACGTCAGGCGTCCAGTGGAAAACGAGGGCGATGTCGGCCATCACTTCGTCGACGGATCGAGGGATGCGTCCTGCTTCACGGAGTTCGGTACCAAAAAACCGGCAAGCTCCGTGCCGAGCTTCACCAGGTCGGCCGGGTCCATGCGCAGCACGTCCTGCTCGGTCAGCATCGGATTGCTGATGCGCGGGAGCACCTTCGACAGGGCGATGACATCGAGCTGCAGGACATCGGTGAGCGTGACGCCGCGCAGCGCACCGCTGCCGGACATGGTCAGCGTGACAGCATCGATTTTTTGTTCGCCGCGCTTGATCGGGGTGTCGAGCTGCAGCGCGTCGGTTTGTTTCAGAGACATGGTCATTCCTTGGAGAGTGAAGGGGAGAGCGGTTACAGGCCGAGCGCGCGGCGCTGCTGGGCGAGGCGATCGACGCCGCCGACGATCTCGACGAAGTTGGGGATGTCGATCTCGATCAGGGTTTCGCCGTTGACGACGAGGCGGTAATACGCGAGCGACATGGTGCCGGTCTGGTCGGCGTTGTCGCCGGCCTTGGCCTTGCCCGGGTCGATTTCCTTGTAGCGGCCGCGCACGTACACCTCGACCGCGTCGGTTTCTTCGGTGTCGTCGCGTTGATAGGAGCCGGCGAAGCGTACGGAGACGCCGTCGATCTTCGACGTGCCCCACGTCTTGAACATCTCCTTCATGAAGCCGCCCATCGTGAGGCCCAGCTCGAGCTTCTCCATGCCGAGGTCGATGTCGACCTCGGCATTCATGCCGCCGCCGCGATACGCCTCCATCTTGCGCGTGAGCTTCGGCAACTGGATCTCGGGCACCTCGCCGACGAACGAGACGCCGTCCTCGAACACGTTGAAATTCTTGAGTTTGGATGGCAGAGCCATTGCGTTTTCCTATGGTGAGTCGCGGGCCGTCAAACGGCGATGCTTTCCGCGAACTTGAGCAGGTAGCGATCCGTGATGCGCTGGCGGAACGTCAGGTTTTCGAGCGGCGGGGTCGGGCAGAAGTCGTAGTCGAGGAAGCCCTGCCCGGCCTTGAGCGAATCCTTCTCGTTGGCGGCCGGGTCGAACCAGCACTCGCCGTCGATCAGGTAGCCGGCGGTTTTCCACGCGCGGAACTTCGCGTTCACGCCGTCGACGATGTCGCGGATCAGCGTGCGGCTCATCGGCTGGTCGACCGCCCACAGGTGCGCCTCCGCCATCGTGTCGGCGATCACTTGCGCGCTGCGCACATAGTTCTCGAACGCCCACAGCTTGTCCTCGGAACAGGTGCGCGATCCCCACAGACGGTAACCATTCGCGTTCACGATCGTGGTGACGTCGTGGCTGTTCAGGTAGCCGGCGTCGGTGTTCGGGTCCTGAAGGTCCCAGAACACGTCGCGGCTGATGCCGGTGACGCCGTTGACGACGACGTTCGAGATCGTCTTGTGCCAGCCGGTCTCTTCGTCGATCTTTGCGCGCATGCCGAGCGCGCGTGCCGTTGCCCAGGTGATGTCGTCGGCGTTGGTCGTGGTGTTCCAGTTCACGAAGTCCGGCCAGATCGTCATCAGCTCGCGCTGACCGAAATTCGCGCGGTAGGCGACGGCCTCTTCTTTCGTTTTCGCACCGAAAGCGTTGACATATGCGAAGCCGCGTAGCTGTTGAGCGACCGTCGCCAGCTCGGTCGCGACCGGCAACGTGTCGAGGCCCGGACAGCCGAGCACGCGCGGCTTGACGCCGAGCCGGGTATGCGCGGCGAGCAGCGCCTTGATGCCGGTGTACTGGCCGTCCGCGGTCGTCGTGCCGATCACGTTGCTGGTCGTTGCGTCCGCGTCCTTGCCGGTCGGCACGCGCACGGCGACGATCAGCGGCGAGGTCTGCGCCGCGATCGCGTCGAGCGAACGCGCGAGCGTGCCCTTCGTGCCGGCGCGGCCGATTGCGGCGCGCACGTCCGTGATGAGGACGGCACGGTTTTCGGGGAAGGTGGCAGCATCGGCATCGTCGCCGGTGCTGACCAAGCCGATCACGGCCGTGCTGACCGTGCGGATGGGGCGCGTACCGTCATTGATTTCAATGACGCGTACGCCGTGGTGGTAATCAGAAGGCAAGCTTTTCTCCCGGAAGTGAGCCTTCCGAAAGATTGCCTTCCGCGCGCGCGGAGATCACGCGCAGGAGGTTGTACAGCGGCAGGGCACAACCGAAGCCGCTGCATGGTGTCGCTACGCAGCGACGGGCAACGCGTCCAGCTCGGCCAGGCGCGCGGTCGCGACCTGGTGATAGGTCGGCTCGAGCTCGCAACCGATCCAGTTCAAACCGGCCTCCTTCGCTGCGACGAGGAACGTGCCGGACCCGGCGAACGGGTCCAGGACGACGCCGCCTGCCGGCGCCAGGCGTACGACGTCGCGCGCGAGCTGCGCCGGCTTCTCGGTCATGTGGCGCTTCGGATGCGCGAGGCGCTCGGAGAACACGCCAGGCAGATACACGTCGGCGCGGCGCACGGCGCCCTTGGTCGCCCAGACCAGGAATTCAGTCTGCTGCGCGAAGCCGCCCATGCGCGGCCGCGTGCGACCGCTCGTCTTGTCCCACACGGCGACGCCGCGCCAGGTGAAGCCGGCGGCCTGGATCGCATCGGTGAGGCTCGGCAATTGGCGCCAGTCGACGAAGCAGGCCAGGTGCGCT